CCCAACGCGAGCTGTTCCTGGCAGCTCCGGCGTCGCCAAGAAAGGCATTAAGTTATCGGGCGCGGAACGCGATATAGCGCAATCTATCGTGGATAGTTTGCCGGAGCTGTTTAAGGGGCAGAACCCTGATCAGCTTTACGCGAGAGAAAAGGCCGCGCTTATCGAAGAAGTGGGCGAAAATTATGGACGCAACCAGTAAGGAGTAAATCATGCTGCAAGCCAAAGACGCATCTACCGGCAAACAGGCGCATTCCAGCCATATGAGCAAGCGCCCCCCTCGGTTGTCGCTTCTTACTGGAACACCGGAACAACCGCATATGCACGCAGAACAACGTGCCGTTGATGAGGTGACGGAATGGGTATCAATGGAAGGCGGTCATGTTAACCCCCTTGATGTTCCAAAGGAAGTGATGCGCCCGGGATGGATTTGCCAATGGAAGGTCAAAAGCGTTCTTGGTTCTGAGGATTCCAACGTTAAGCGTATGCTAACCCAGCATTATCGAGCTGGATGGAGGCCGGTCCCTGGCGAGCGTGGTGCCGGTTATTTCTTCTTGCCTGGGGAGCAGGTTCCGCCAATGATCGAAATCGGTGGGCAGATTCTTATGGAACGACCGGTTCATATTGAGGCGCATGCTCGCAAACTTAACGAAGGCGCGGCACGCGAACAGTTGAATAACAAATTGGAGGAGGTTGGACTTAAATCTCCAGATAATGTTCGCTCAAAATTGATCATACATCGAACTGTACAGGGAGAGGCGATATCGAGCGTGGGTGTTCCGGATTGAAAAAACTGAAAATAGCTGTTGACACCCCATTTATCCCATGATAGATGGGGTGTAGATTGAAATACCGCCTGTCAAAAACGAGCCGTTTAGACTGGCGAAGCGGAATAGCAAACCGTGTAATTGCTGGGGTTGATTTCCCCTCTCACAATCGCAGACACGCTGTCTGGTGGAATTTAAAACTGCGCAAGCAGTCACCAGAGGCGATATGTCCAACACAAACGCTCCTTATGGCTTTAAGGCCACTCGTAAAGTCCCCGGTACTGGCATGGACTTCGGCATGTCCACGCGTACCATTAAGGGAACTTCCACTAATGCGGTTTTCAAAGGCGATGTCCTGATATGGGATGCCGGTAACGCCGGATTCGTCACTACCGCCACTTCTCCTGGAACCGCTACCATCGTTGGTATCGCCGTGGGCTTCCAGTGGCAGCAGGCCAACACCGGCTCTGGCGTTAATATGCCATGGAATACCTATTGGCCAGGCGGAACCACCATTACTGGCGATGTTTCGGTTCTGGTCATTGATGATCCGAATGCGATCTTCCAGGTTCAGTGCGGAGCAACCAAGCTTCAGCAATCTGATGTGGGGGCAAACATTCAATATGTGAATGGAACGGGGAATACCAATAATGGTCTCAGCGGCGCGTATCTCGGTACGACCTCCAACACCACCAACACATTGCCTTTCCAGGTTTACAATATACTTGGCTCTCCGGTTACCGATAGCACTTCGGCTTACAATCAGATCGAAGTGACCTTCAATAACCAAATCTACAAAAACACAACTGGCGCGTAAGGGAGTAAACTCACATGGCTGTCAATCTAGCATCAATTCCGCCACTTTTGCTCCCCGGCCTTCGCGCCATTACGGGCAAATATGATGAGATTCCGTCCGAATGGCCGGAAATCTTTGAAAAAGGCACGTCCAAAATGGCTGTTGAACGCACCAATGAAGTGCGCTTTATGCCTATTGCGCAAATTAAGAATGAAGGAGCGCCGACGACCTTTGATAATCTTAGCGGTTCTCGCTTTACTTATATCCAGCAGCACCAAGTTTTGTCGCTTGGTTATGCGATGACTCGAGAAATGATCGAGGACAATCTGTATAAGGATAAGTTTGGCCCGACACAGAACAATCTGCAGTTGTCTTTCCGTCAGACGGAAGACATTTTCGCTGCTAACGTGTTGAATACCGCTGGAACGTATAACTCCGCAGTCGGCGGTGACGGCAAAGCTATGTGTGCTACCAATCATCCGATTGATAGTGGCACTTACGCTAACCGCCCTTCGACGGATACGGATTTGAATGAAACGGCGCTTGAGTCCGCCAACATTCTGCTCCGTTATTTCCAAGATCAGGCTGGACTAAAAACCCCCGCCAAGCCCATTAAGCTGGTTGTGCCTCCGCAGTTGAAATATACTGCAACTCGCATCTTGGAAACCGAACTTCGTGTCGGCACGGCCAATAATGACGTCAATGCGATGCGTAAGGTTGGTGATTACAAGAAGGGTATCGTGGTCAACGACTATCTGACCTCAAACTTCTTCTGGTTCATTCTAACGGACAAGAAGGGTGGTCTGTATCTGGAGCGTGCACCGTTTGAAACGGATATGCAGGTTGACTTCTCTACTGACAATATTCTGGTGAAGGCGAGGAAGCGTTTTTCGTTCTCGTATTACGATCCGCGGTGGATATTCGGATCCCTCCCTACGTCGTAATGTGTCAGCGTAGTTAGTTTTTTAGAATCAGGAGGACATCCAATGGCTCTATCAGAATTAAATGGGCCGCTTGTTATAAGTGGCAGCGGTTATTCGACGGGTAATTCTGACGCAGCTCCCAGTTTAGTCTGGGGCGGCGTTGGTCTTGTCGATCCGCGTAAAAGCTATCTCTACGGCGCATCATCAAATGTCATCTATGGTTTTGCTCCTGGAAGCGAGCTGTTGGCGGTGGATCAAGTGCCGTCGCAGTTAGCCACCAACAATATTGCGGCAGCTCAAACAACCACCCTAAATACCAATCTTGTGCTTGTTAGCTCGAGTGGCGCTGGAATTACGGTAACCACTTCAGCTACCACCATACCCCAGACTGGAAACGTTGTTCCCTCTGGGGCGTTGGCTATTGACGGGATTCCCGGGGTTGTGTCTTTTGGAACAAGCGGCAAAATCGTTATAGCCGATCCAACCAAGGCAATTGCGCGAGCGGTTTCTATTACCGCCGTTGCCAGCGCGACTGGCGGAGCATTTTTGGTTTCCGGTTATGATTTGTATGGTTATCCGCAAACCGAATCCATTACCGCTGTTGCCAATACGACCGTTAATGGTAAAAAGGGGTGGAAGTTCATCTCGTCAGTCCAAGCGTTGTTTGCTGACTCTAGCCACAATTATTCGGTTGGAACTGCGGACATCTATGAGTTTCCTATTTTAGTATCTTCGTTCCCCTATGCCACCGTTGGTTGGAATAATGCGGTCATCGCGTCGGCCACGGGGTTTGTCGCGGCTGTGACAACAGCTGCGTCTTCAACCACCGGCAGTGTTCGCGGCACCTATGCGGTTCAGTCGGCTTCAGATGGAACTAAGGCGTTGCAGATGTTTATCGGGATTTCCCCCTCCAATATAACATCTCAATCTGGGATGTTTGGCCCTACGCCTGCGTGATAACAAATGGCCTTAACTAAAACCATTACTCTGACAGGCTCGGCCACGACAACGGTATCTTCGACGCCGTGGATTGTGGATTTGTGGGCAAACCCACAGAGTATTGGTGTTAACTGTCAGGTGACGGGCACCGCAACATATACATTGCAGGGGTCTTATGATGATTTTTCACCGCAATGGGATGTGGTGGCAAATACCCCTGTTTGGAATCCGATAACCAATTTTAATGCAATCACGACATCGACTAACGGCTCCATTAAAGATGGGCCTTACACGATGATACGACTTCTGATTTCTAGTGGCACCGGCACGGTCACTGCGAAATTTATCCAATCGTATGCCGGACATACAATCTAGCGGAGGCTAAAATGAAAGGCAAGACAAACACCAAATCCAAGGTTAACGAATACAATGCCGTTGGCTCGCCTGAAGAAAAAGAAGCGGACGACACAATGCCGGAATTCAATGCGGGCGGCAAGGTCAAGAAGGCGAAGAAACACGCCCATGGCGGCCATGCTGACGGCAAGGCGCCAAAACATCGCCTAGACCGCAAGCCTCGCGCCTCCGGCGGTCGTAGCCCCTACAGCACTGGTGAGAAAGTGTCTGGCGGAGCCGCTGAAGATGATGAAGGCAAGCGTGAAGAAACTGGCCCGGGCGCGGAAACCGAGCTGGAAATTTACAATCGCGGCGGTCACGCGAAAGCAAAACATGGATCGATGCATCATCACGAGGCTGGGTCTCACCATATATCACACCACTACAAGCGTGGCGGTAAATCCAAGGAATAAGCAGCCATGATGATAGGCAAGAAAGATGGTCGCGCCAACGTTCACAAGCTGTTGGCACGTTCAGGTTATGGTAGGGATGGTGCGCAAAAGGCCTCCGAACGCGCACCATCCCAACAGCATGACGACATTGCCTCTCATTTAGCTGCCGTTGAAAGGGAAGTTCACGCTGAAGGCGGGATCCCTAAAGGACGTATGGATAGGAAGCCGAGGGCAGGCGGCGGCGGGAATTGGATAGCTGGCGCGATAAAGCACAAAGGCGCATTGCACCGCGAGTTAGGCGTTCCCGAAGGTGAAAAGATACCAGCCAAGAAACTTGAAAAAGCCTCACATTCTTCTAATCCCACGTTGGCGAAACGTGCTAATCTGGCAAAGACGCTAAAGAAGTTTCATTAATTCCCTCACCGCACCCAAGAGTGGGGGTTGCAAGGAGTAGAGGGAATGACAATCGGCGTTGCCAGTCAAACATACAACTTCACAAGCCAATTCTCGAACAGCGAACTTTTGTTCGATTCGTTTGAGCGTGTCGGTAAAGCCCCCTCCGAGCTTTCTCAGCAGATGCTTACATCTGCGCGGCGCAGTCTGAATCTTTTGCTCCAATCTCTCGCAAATGTTGGCCCCATGTTATGGGCTGTTCCGGAAGAACCATATACGGTTCTTTTGCAACAGGGCGTTTCCTCTATAACATTGCCAAGTTATATTAGCTCTGTACTTGATGTGTATGTAAGGCAATATGTTAATCTTCAAACTATTAACCTATCAGTCAATGTAACTACAACGGCAAGCCAATCGACGGTTGATATTTACCAACCTGCACACGGGCTGCTGGTGGGGCAATCAATCTACATTGTCACCCCTATTTCTGTTGGTGGCCTTATTTTGCAAGGTTATTATCTGGTTTTTAATGTGCCTGACCAGAATGATTTCCAGATTCAGGCGCAATCTCTGGCGACAAGTACAGTAGTGAACGGCGGCGTGGTGCCGGAGTTTACTACGGCCAGTTCTTCGGCTTACGTTACTGTAACGCTGCCTAATCACGGATATTCGGTCGGTTCCGGCTTTAACGTGCCTATCGCCACCACTATTGCTGGAATCACGCTTCAGGGAAGTTATCAGGTTACGTCGGTGACGAACGCCAATGTTTTTGTCATTAACGCCGCGCAGGTTGCCCCATCGAGCGCAAGCGCATACCTGAATGGCGGCCAAGCGCAGATTAATGAGCAAACGTCTGATTCGGTTCCGACCGACCGTATTCTTACCCCCATGTCGCGGACTGATTACAATTCTTTGCCATATAAGCAACAACAAGGCTTCCCATACACGTTCTGGAC